GAACTGCGCGGTCGTCAGGGTGGTGTCGCCCATGTCGCGCTCATCGCGGTGCCGTGCGACCAGCGGGTCAGAGCTCGACAGCTCGCCATCGCGCCAGACTCGCGCGTCGATGACCAGCTGCTCAGCGCTCAGCGGGAGCGGGTCCGCCAGTTCCGGCGGGTACACGTCGTAATTGATCCGCTTCCCCTGCGCATAGCCGGCATGCAGGGCCATGTGCAACTCTGGCGTGATCTCCAGGATGTCGTCCGGCAGATCCGAATTGAAGTCCGAATCAAAGATGCACTGCGCGGATTTACTTACATATCGGGTCATCTTGGTTTCCTAATTATCGGCCGATCGCGCGCCAGGCGATGGACTGGGCGGATGCGGATGAGCTGCTAACACGCCCCGCGCTGAGACTGGTCGAGCCGCCGCCGACGTAGCCGCTCGGTGCGAATGGTGCCGAGCACTCGAAGTTCAACACTTCCGCAGGGAACGGGATCGGGAAGCTGAACGGGTTGGAGCCGTTGTTGAACACCGTGGTCAGGACCGTGCCCCACTGCTCGATGTCGCCCGATGGCAGTTTTCGATAGCCGGCCGGGGTCAGCGATGCAGCAAACTGCCGGGTCTTGCTCGATACGCCAGTGCCAGTCAGCAGCCAGATGCCGCTGCTGCCGATATAGGTCGCATCGACATAGGTGTCTGGGGGAATGCTGCGGTTGGTGTTGTTCGAGAGGGTATCCGCCGTCTCGTTCATCTTGTCGGAGCCCTGAACCCCCAAGACCAGCGGCTGGGTCGACCAGTTCAGGATGCGAATGGTCCCGCCTGGTGGAACCGGGGTCGCAGCCGAATCAGGCAGGGTGAAGGTCACCACGCTGGTGCCGGAACACTGGATGAGGCCGCCAATATGCTCCAGGGTGCCAGCCAGGGTGCCAGCGCCGGCCTGGAACACGTTGGTGTATTGGACCCCGCGAACGGTGTCGCTCCAGTTGACGTTGTTGCCGTCGCTCCAGATCTGCCCGTACCGGACCTGTGGCAACAGCACGCCCGTACCCGCCAGCGTCTTCAAGGTCAGGTTGAAGTTGCCGGTGGTCAAGTTGACGACCTGCCAGCGGCCTGATGTAGCCGGCAAAACGATAGTCTTGTTGCCGGTCAGTACACCGGTGAACCGGAGAATCGCGTTGCCATACTGCGCCGCAGTAAGCGTCAGCGAGCCACTGCCCGCAGCGTTCACGGTGACAACGCCGTTCACGGCTGTCTGTACGAATCCGCTGGTAGCGATCGAGTCGTCGTTGTCGCCGGCCGCTGGGGTTGGCGCCGTTGGGTTGCCGGTGAGGGCTGGCGAGAAGAAATATTCCGACAGGTTGCCGGAGTGAATGAACTCGGCCCATGGCAGCCAGGACGTTCCCGCCGTCGCGGCAAATTGAATGAACACCCGGCTGGATGTTTCAAAGGTTCGGCAGTAGCCCAGTCGGCCGGTGTTGTCGACGTAGTGGACGTTGACGCGCAGCGTACCGTAGATGCCGGTGGTGGAACCGAACATCGGAATCGACAGACCATCAGTGCCGCCGCGCGCGAAGCCGAACACGGTACCGGTGCCCCACAGATCGGACGGGACGCCTTTTTCAAACGGCGTATCCCGCAGGTCGCGGTTTCGACCGACGCCGCCTGCTACTGCTGCGTCCGTGGCAAAGCTGGTGGTGGCGACCTGGTTGGTGCTGGTGCCTGGCGCGGCAGTTGGCGCGATCGGTGTTCCCAGCAGGTCGGTGTCGAAAAAGTCATCCTGCTGCAGGTAGACGTTGGTGCCGTCGCAATACACCAGGGAACGATTGCCCGCCGTGACGCGAACGCCAGTGCCGGCGGCCGTCTTGATGGTGACCACGAACGCGCCGGTGCTGTTGTTGACGATCAGCCAGCGGTTCGGGGACGCGGGGACAACCACCGCCTTGTTCGCGGTGACAGCGCCGGTCAGGACGACCGTTGAAACGCCGGCCTGCGCGGCTGTCAGCGTGGTGGTGGTGCCGCCAGCAATGCTGACGCTGACCGAGCCGTTTACGGCTGTCTGCACGAACGCATCCGTGGCGAGCTTGGTGGTGTTGTCACCAGCGGCCTGCGTGGGAGCGGTCGGAATACCAGTGAAGTTCGGACTCAAAAGCAGCGCGTAGCCTGGCAGCGCGAAAGTGCCGCTTTCGATGTCGTCGACATGCTTTTTCAGCCAGGCGGTTCGGTTCGCCAGGGCCAGCAGTGGGGCGTTTGTCTTCGCGCCGACGCCGCCGTCAACCGGATCAGTTACCTCGATCTGGTAGACGCCGCTGTCGTAGCTGACGACTTCTGGTTGATTTGCCATTTAATCAGGACCTCAGAAAGAGATGATCCAAGAGCCCGCGAACGAAAGATCGGACGCTTTTGGAAGTGCGGTTGTGCGTGTTTTCCGGGCGTACAGCGTGCCGCCAGCGGTAAACAGGCCGAATTCGCCAATGTTCACGCCGTTGTTTTCGGTGGTGCCCAGCGAGAAATTGAATGAAACCTGGTTGGTCAGCGGGTAGGTCACGCTGTCCAGTGCTTTCAGGTAGGGACTGGTCAGGCCGGTGTTGCCGGCCGCTGGGGCGGTGGTGCTGGTTCCGTAACCGATTTGAGCAACCGATTGGTTGGCGACCGCGCCGCCCAGCAACTTGGCGTGGATCTGCTTCGACAGGTCGACGATCAAGTTCTTTTCTTCAAAGACCTCGATCAGGTCGCCATCGCGGTACACGTTCAGCAGGAACAGCCCGCTTGGCGCCTGTTCGTAGTGGTCTTTTAGTTGCATGTGAGATCTCCGTGCGTTACGCGGAGTCTGTCGTCACGACGTGAAGCCCGGTTAAAGCTCGCTCAGGATCTTGAGCGTGCCGTCGGGGAACCGTTTGTTCCAGTAGGTGATCTTGCGGTAGTGACCGCCAGCGATCGCGCCGCCGTTGTGGCCCCAGCCAATCTGCATGTTGGTCACCAGCGGAACGCCCGCGCTGGCATCGTTGCCGCGAAACCCGCCATCCGTGGCCGATCCCAGGTCGACGTTGTTCCAGGCGGCTGCCAACCGGGTCCGGCCGGCGGTGAGGTCATTGACGTTCGGCCCAAGGCCATCTTTCTGCATGAAGGCTGACCCAAGGCCGCCGGTCGAGTTGGTGTAGCCCAGGCCGATGTAGTTCTGGGTGTCTGCGCCGAAGGACAGGGCGAACGTGATCGCGATGCTGGGTTTGCGGTTGATGACCGATACGCACAGCGTGCCCTCGGCGTCGTTGTACCAGGGCGCCAGGGTGTTGACCGATGCCAGGTCAGCAAGGCGGGTCGCCGGTGCGCCTGCGGTCGGGATAGGGCTGGTGGCGAAGCTGCCGGCTTCAATCTGCGCATGCCAGACGTAGATGCCTTTGACCCCATCACCCGCGAACGTCGATGAGCCTGCGGAATACACATACATCTGCATGCTCATCGCGGTTGCGCCGACGTTGGTGGTCGCGCTCAGCTCGATCCGGTACCAACCATCGATCAGCGCCGTGATGACCACGTCGGTGCTGCCAGCAATCCTGGCGCCTGTCGCGGCATCAAATACCACGTCTGTCAGGAATCCGATGTCATCCGAAAGGCGCAACCGGAGCTGCGAATAGCCGCCGGCCTTGACGAAAACGGACTGAGTCATGGGCGTCGATGCCGCCACGCCGGAAACCAGCTGGCTGATCGCATGCGCGACGTTGCTGGTGTTCGGCACGATGAGGCAGGCCGCCAGCGCATCGTCTGGACTTCTAACGCCTGGCGCCGTGACGGTGCACTGTACTTTGCTCCAGGCCGCGTCGGTGATGGTGCTGGAATAGATGGCCAGGTTGGTGCGCGTTTCCTCGATCAGCAGGCCGTTCGGGATCCCGCTCAGCGGGGCGTAATCCAGCCGAGGCACATCCACCGCGACCACCTCGAGCACGCCGTGCTGGTTGTAGCGCATGGCGGTGCTGGCACGAACAAAGGTGAGGTCTGGCGGCACGGTGCCGGTGAGGAACGACCATTCCTTTGATAGGACCGGGGAAGTCTCGACGGTGTCGCCGATATACCTGATTGCGCTGTTACGGTTGCGCACGCTGTTGTAGCGATAGGCGTGGTGGATCGCCGAGAACTCGCTTTCTGTCCCGGTGGCAGCGCTGTCGGTCATGGCGCCGAGCGCAGCATCGAACGAAAACTCGACCTCGGTCGGCGCAGCCCGGGTGTCAGCA